GATGGTGAAATGCCATCTAACGAAGTGGGCTATTAATATGCTCATGCAGGGACGCTTAACGCGTATGCCTACGTTACTTCGGTTCGAGTACTTCTAGTTATCATATAACTACTTCCTCGATTCCGAACGTATGTCCTTCCCTTTCGGGAAACCTGTAGGAATTGAAAACCTACAGTAAACACAGCAACCTTCTTGGAGGGTATATGTCTTATGGCGAAATTTATCAAGATCCTTATCCGACCTCTTACGTTATGCAGGAAACTTGGACCGGTGGTTCAAGTTCACCCTACGTAATTTATGAGCGAGGTAAGGACCTTTTTCAGTCTCGTCATGGCACGAACACCCCAAAGGCTCTCCAAGAAAGGACGAAACCCCCGTTTGTAAATAGACGCGAATATGAATTCGTGAATACTACAAAAGTGGTGCGTCGTCGCCTCCTTGTTCCTGTTTACATTCACCCCACTTACATGACTACACCTCGTGCTCCTCGGCATCCGCCAAAAGAGTATAAGTTGAAGCCAGGTCAGACCGTTACAAAACGGGGGGCTTCGTTTAAGACATTTCGTCCTCAACGAAGAGTAGACAAATCGAAATTGATTGTCGTTAATCGGTGGTATTACTTTAATGTCCCATTAGTTACTCGACGTCTTGTTCCGGTGAGGTATCCTCACCATTCAAGTTCGAAAAGGGCTAAAAAGACTAAGGTATTTCCTTCGCCAAACGCTTTTACTTTCTACAAGGTAGGTCTGTCCAAGGTGTCGAATGATGCCGTTAAAGGCACTAATCCGGCAATCCCTGGCTGGACCCACAAAATTGAGTATCAGGCTTCGGTGGCCTCTTGGCCAGCGTCGTTTGGTGCTACAGTTCCGGGTCCAGACGAGTCTAGATTTTCTGGGGGAACGTTATGGGGCTCTTCCGCTCATGACGAACTTGTTGAGAAGTCACTTGGGAAACTACGTGATAAAATCAAAAACCAGAAAGTAAACCTCGCAAATGTAGCCGTTGAGGCTCATAAGTCTGTCGATATGATCGGCAAATTAGCAACTCGTCTCTTTCAAGTTTGCCTCGCTGCAAAGCGTGGTAACCTTGTTAAAGCCGCGAAGTTAATATTTCCAACTACACAGAAGGAAATGGCTAATGAGTGGTTACTGTTTCAGTATGGGATCCTCCCTCTGATTAACGATATTAATGGCGCTCTTGATGAACTCAAGAATTACCATAGTAAAGTTAAGATGAAGAAGTATGTCTCTACTGCAACTATCGATGTCGCTAATCTAGAGACTTTCTCTAGCGTCTGGGGTGTTGCTGTCACTGGCCGTGTCAAAACTACTGGGAAACTTGTAGTCAAACACAGATGTGAAGCTTCAATAACAGACGAGCTTCTCGAAGACCTCAACCGGTTAGGAATTTCTAACCTAACCACCGGCGCTTGGGAGGCTATTCCGTTTAGTTTTGTCGTCGATTGGTTTTTACCAATCGGTAACTGGCTAAATAGATTAGATTCTCTTCAGGGCTGGAATGTTACGAATATCAGCAGAACGTCTTTTTATAAAATACGCTATGTTGGCACTCGTAATTTTGGAGGAACTACCAATGACGGCTGGACCTGGGATAACGTCTCCTGTTCATGGACGAAAGAAATTATTCGATGCGAACGCCAGCTTTTGGCATCCGTACCGGGTATGACTTTCCCCACGTTCAAGAGTCCTTTTTCCTCGATGCATGTCGCCAATGCTCTGGCTCTTCTTGTTCAGTTACGAAAGTAACTTCCATTAACCTTAAGGAAATCACATGAGTGCATTTACTACTGTAACCATCACAAACTATGCGGTGGCGAACGTTGTATTTTCCCCGGCTAAAATCGATTCAAAAGGTTTGGCTAAGTGGATGGCTCCGGCTACTGTCGTTTTCGACGACAAACCGGCTCTTACCCTCTTGGTCCGTGAACCTCAGAATGGATCAAGCGTTGCTCGCGTTTCGGGCAAAATCACTGTCCCAGTGATGGACACGGTTGATACCACCAAGAAAATTGGTGACACAATCGCGAGTTTTGAGTTTACACTGCCTAAGCAGTCGACTCTGACTCAACGTCGGGATGCCAAAGCTTTGCTTGTATCACTACTTGCAAATGCCGCGATAACCGACGCTGTCGAAAATCTGGCTTCTGTGTATTAATCATACACAGTTCCAGGTTCATCTCTAGTTAAACATTTAGTTAACTTTATAGGGGCCGTGATGACACGCCTTACGCTAAACGATAAATTCGTTGAGTCTTACCTCTTCGCCCTTGATTGTCCTAGGAGTTTAGCAATCTACTTATTGTGGAAACACAATGAGCATGACCAGCTATTAACCATGGACATTAATCCGATTGACTATAATAGTCCTTTCGGGTTTCGAGACGCCTACACTGCTACTAAGTTCTTATCAAAAGCTAACTTCCTTACTCCTTCTTGGAATAAGAAAAGCAAAGCGATAGAAACGTTCGAAGCAGCGGAGGCCAGGTGTCGGAAAACAAACCAGGACCCTCTCTATTTAAAGGCAAGAAATATGCCTTTATTCGAATACGTGCATAACGCATGTATTCGTAAAATTGAGAAGATACTGGGTACCTTTTCTGGTGATGAATTGGTGGACTCTAGCAATTGGGGTCCTGGTGTAACTCTTCTCTTGAAGAGAGATACCAGTCCACAACAAAAATTCCGCTTAGAAAACGGGATTACAAAAGACGCAGCTGCCTTTATTGGCGACTGGTTTCCAGTCGCCTACCCCACTTGGAATATTCCGAACTGGAACCTTCAAGTGGGCAATAAGGTGGTCACCGTGCCTAAGAACTCGAAAACGGATCGAACTATTGCCGTTGAACCCGGAGTTAATCTCTGGTTTCAAAAAGGTATTGGTTCAATGATCCGTCGTAGGCTTCTTAGGTTTGGCATAGACCTTACTGATCAGGAGATAAATCAAAAGAAGTCATTCTATTCATCTATTGATGGTAAAATGGCAACAATTGACTTCTCGTCAGCTAGTGATACTATTTCGACTGCTACGGTGAGGAATTTATTACCTCCATCGTGGTTCTCGCTAATGGACATCTTTAGGTCGAAGCTCGGTCAGCTCAATGGCAATCCTTTTCGTTATGAGAAATTCTCCAGTATGGGGAATGGCTTCACTTTCGAATTGGAAAGTCTTATCTTCTTTGCAATCGCTACTTCATGCTGTGAAGCATTGGGTATCGATCATTCGGAAGTAAGCGTTTACGGGGATGATGTTATCATACCCGTTGACGCAGTTGAGCTCTTCGGTACCATTTCTGACATCTACGGCTTTAGCGTTAATAAACAAAAGAGTTACTCTTCTGGTTATTTTCGTGAGAGCTGTGGTAGCCATTATTATAATGGTATCGACTGCAAACCCTATTATCATAAAGATAAGGTGATATATGAACAAGATCTCTACAAAAGTGCTAACGCTGTTAGAAGGCTTTCTCGCCGCCATGGTATTATTGGCTGTGATGATCGCTTTCTACGTTGTTGGCGCCTACTTTTTCTCGCGCCTAGTCTAGGGGAAGTCCTTCTTAATCGAAGGGGTACCCGTATGACAAAGACGAGATTAATTTCGGATGGCTTCGGCGACGGCGGCTTCATCGTAAATTTCGATGAAGCCACCCCAGTCTTAGCCAAGTATGGTATCGAAGGATACTATACTATGCACCGAGTAGAAGTTCCTAAAAGGAACTGTTCTGATCACCATAGTCTACTTCTTAGTAGGCTAAAGGGTCGCAGTGTCGATCTGGCATTCGGAAACGAATATCCAGTTCGAGGCCAGGTACGAGTTTGCTATAAACGCTTACTCGTTCCACGGTGGGCCGATTTGGGTTCTTGGTTCTAACCAAGTCCTTTTCGTCCTTCTTTACTTACGTAAAGTGG